TTGAACCGCGCACTAGAGGCTCGTTCATCTAAGCGCCCGGTCATGGCCGATCTTCGTGAGTCTGGAGAGATTGAGCAAAAGGCGGACGTGATTGTATTCCTCCACCGCGAGGACTATTTTGATCCGAACAAAGACCCGGGCACACTGGAAATGATCATTGCGAAAAACCGTGATGGCGAGACGTGCACCAAGTATTTCCGCCACCGGTTCGACATCATGCGGATAGAAGACGGCGAGCGTCCGTTAAGGCCCGAGCCGTCTCCGGCGCGCACGGGGTTCAAAGGCTTTAGGCAACGCCAAGCCGGAAACTGACTGTTCCATTTTTGTCACTTCCCGCCACTCCGAAACAGGCCCACAATCGATGCACCACAAAGACCGAGACGCGCACATGAGACTGTCGAAAAGCCGGAACGCATGGAAAGTCCCCGAGCCCGAAAAGATGTCATGGGGACGGGCGCTGGTGAATGGCGTGGTATGGGGCGGCGGCGTGATTGCGCTGGCCGCGGTCCTTGGTCAATGGTTGGCCGAGTTTCTGATGGGGGTGGCGCTGTGAGTAGATACAAAACACTCGCTTCGTGGGAGGTGTGCGATCCGATTGGGGTAAAGGATCGTGCGGGAAACTGGGTTCTTAGAGCGTTTAATGATGGCACGCTTGGCGCTGACGACGGCATTTTAGAATTGCTTGCGGAGGCTGGAAGCGTGCTTGGAGAGACCGGCCTAACCCCTCGCCAGTTGGCGGACCAGCGCGCGGAGTTGCTAGAGGTGCTGAAAGCGATGCATGCCAATTTTAAGTCCCAGCACGAACTGATCCTTTTGATTGGAAGCCCATATTTTGTTGAGTTGAACCAGAGGGCGGAAGCCGCCATCGCTAACGCCGAAGGAGCCGAAAAATGAGATACGAAGAACTGACCACCCCCGAGGCCGTCATTGCGGCTTTCGAGGCGGGGCGGAGGGTAGAGCGAACGGCGAATCAGGGCCGGCATTGGCTGCCTACGGCGCAGGCCCTTGAACGGGATACGGCGGGATACATCCGGATTGGTTGGCGCTACCGCGCCCTGATCGAAGAGCCCGAGGCCGGCTCGGAAGATGCGTGCAGGCAGCGCGACAAAAACGACGCCGATGCGCTGGTTACGGCCATGGAGCGACACATCGCAGGCAGCGGTATTGCTATCCCCAAGCTGTGCGCGCCGCCAGCCCCCGACGGCTTCACGCCGTGGTATGGCGGGGAGTGCCCGGAGGACGCGCGGTGGTGGCGTGTCACCGTGATCTATCGGAGCGGTGAGATGGCGACAGGCAGTGCCGCCGAAAAGTTCTGGCGCCACCTCAACGATGGCACCGACATCATCGCCTACCGCGTCGAGAGCGTGCAGCCGAAGCCCGAGCCCGAGCCCGCCAAGGCAGCGCCGGACTATCGCGCAATCCTGATCGATGTGGCCGGCAATCTTCGGCGGATGCTCGACGATGAGTTTTCAGACTGCGACCATGAGCGAGCCAATGCGGTAATGGAACGCATCAACAATGCACTCTCTGCCCCGGCACCCGCGCCGTCCGATGTCGAGGCGCTGGCGATCGTCGGCGAAATGGATCGCACGGCGCCGCCGAAAGTATGGCTGCAAATTGACACAAATGGCAATCCTAGTGACCGGTCTGACCCCATCCCTCGCGACGCGTGGGGCGAGTTGACGTGGTGCCACGAAAGCATCGGCGGTCAAGAGGTTGTCTATATCCGCGAGGACATCGCCCGCCGCCTGCGCCCGCAGGTAGATGAGGCGACCCAAGACGCAATCGATAATATCTTGAATCGACTGGACCAGTGGGGCAAGGCCTACCCGACAAGCATTTTCCGAGAGATTACGGATGAGGATCGCGAATGGCTGCATCGGGAAAGGCCGGGCCTGATGGATCGAATTGCGGCCGGAATGGGCCGACACATGCACAAGATGATCGCGCAGGATATCGCAGCCCTCACCGCCGCCCTGAACCCGGAGCAAGACAATGCGAGTTGAACTCAAGCATCATTACGGCTGGTGTGAATACGAGATTGCCGGCGCAGAGTCCATCGAGGACGCTGCATACAAGGCGGTTCGTCAGTCGCACAAATTTCTGAGAGCCAAGAATCACACTTACAGTATCGGGGAAATGAAAACGACGTGGGGCGGTCGCGATATTCGATGGACCTCAGTCCTCGTTTTCCGCGGTAAAGGTGCGCCCGCTTATACTGGCCCGAAATGGGCGGATACTTCTTACTGGTTCGCGGTCGAATACCGGGACCCAACCGCCATGAACCCGGAGGCCGACAATGGCTAAGAAGAAAGCAAAGAAATCAGAATTCGACTATCCGGCGACGTTTGATCGCCTTATGTCCGAGCACTTCGGCGAGACGTTCAAGACCGAGTGGAACCTTTTTGCGGGATCGTTCGGCGGGTACGTCACCGTGCGCGCAGGCGGAAGGCCGCTGACGAAAGCGCAGACCAAAGTCGGTAGGACGATCAGCAACGCCATTGCGGCGGGGCAGGAGGCCGGCAATGGATGACCTGCGCGAACTACTGAAACGGTCACTCCCGTTCATCGCCTACGCCTATAGCAGCAGCCTCGCAGGCGCGGAGGAGCTAGGTCGAGAGATTGAGCGCGCCCTCGCCGCGCAGCCTGCGCCCGTTGAACCTATCGCCCTGCGCGAGAAGTTGAGATCGTGCGAGGAATCGCTGGCCGCTGCCGAGAAGCGCATCGCCGAATTGGAGGCCGCGCAGCCTGCGCCGGGTGGCGTTGCGACCGGTCCATATGTCGAAAGGCTGATCCGCATCTTTCGCGACCACCCGCACGACGACACGTCGGCACTTGTGCTGCGCGATTACGGCACCGCCGCAACCGCAGCAGTCAAGGATTCCTTGACGACTGCGCAGTGCGGGCGACCGAATGTCGCGTGTGCGTATCCCGACTGCGGCGAATATTGCCGGCATCGGTTGGCGCAGCCCAAGCCCGCCGAGGGCGGGGCGGTGGACAGCACGTTTCAGGCTAGCGTGCGCCCGTGGGTGCTCGAATGCTTCGGCGATGAAGCCGCCAACGACGTTCGCGAGCGCGGGGACCGTTTGCTCGAAGAGGTCTTGGAGCTGCTGCAATCGCACGGCTACGATCCGGCACGCGTTGCGACGCTGCGCGATTACGTGTTCAGCCGGCCCGCGGGTGAGCCCGCGCAGGAAGTCGGCGGCGTCATGGTGACACTTGCCGCCTACTGCCTCGCCACCGGCATCGACATGCACGCGGCCGGCGAAACGGAGCTGGCGCGTATCTGGACGAAGGTCGATGCGATCCGGGCGAAGCAAGCGAGCAAACGCGGCCTGCATACTCCGCTGCCCGTACCGCCCGCCGGCAGCGGGGAGGCGGTGGCAGTCCCCGTCGGAGAAGTGCAGCGTCTGTGCAACGCCCCCGCGACGGCTTGGCTCTACGAGCCGCGGAATCTCAAGCACGGCACGAAGCTCTACGCCGGAGCGCCGCCCGCGGATGCCGAGGCGCTGATCGAGGACGTGAGAGATATCATCGCGCTCGGCTGCGTCTTGAGGCAGGGCGGGCCTGACCCGATCGATCTGCAGGAGCTTTCGGACGCGCTTTGGGAAGCGGTCCAGATCGCCGATAGAATCGACGGCCGGCTGTCCGGCGGGGAGGGGTGATGCGCATGCAGCCCGAGGATTACACTGCGATTGTCGATGCAACCATCGCGCAGATTCACGACTTGGCGTCCAGGCTGTCGGCCATCATCGCAAAGGACAACAAAATGCGTGCGGCAGGCAGTGCTGGAAAGCTAGGCCCGCGAAATCTGACGAATATCAACAGCCTGCTTTCGATCCCTCTTAAGGAGCAGATCGGCAGCAACGACAGCGGAGGCGACCATGCGTGACGAACTCGAAAGGCTGGCGGATCGGCTGGCCGACATTCATATCAGCGACCATCGCCCCGGCTTGTGGGCAAAGATGGCGGATGTTGCAGAAAAACTCCGCGCTCTCGCCGAGTGCCTACCAACAGACCCGCAGGCATACACCCCGACTCGCTGCCGAGAATGCGGAGAGCCGACAATGCATGTCGGAACCCTCTGTTATGCGTGCGCCCACAAAACAGCCAAAGAAGAGGAGGTGATGCAGATTGAACCCGGGAACTCCGGATACACACCGCCTGTAGCCCCGCCCCCGTCCGATGTGGGCGGGGGCGGTCAGGTGCCACTGCCGCATCCTGACTGCGGATCAATCTCGATTGGGCGAAGGGTGTTTAAGCTCGGCCACTCGGATGAGGCGATGCTCATCTTCGCCACCGCCCGAGTGGCCGCGGAGACTGCGGCGTTGCGCGCGAAGCTGGCCGAGGCGACAGACTGGGCATCTCATCTTGAGCGCGCAGCAAGCAAGCGATGCGACTGGCCGGATTGCAACTGCAAGCAATCCATCGACACAAAGCTGGTGCACTGCGAGCGACTACCGATCCGAATTCTTGAGGACTCTGCGGGCACCTCTCCCATCGACGATTTGCGAGCCGAGGCCGAGAGGCTGCGGAAGGATGCGGATAACCTGCGGGCGATCCTGCGCCAAGTCTACGGGATGGCCGACAAGGGCAGCGAGTCGCCAGGGGCTGCATACCGGTGGTGCGAACGCATAGACGAGGTGATCTGCTTAGGTCGCCCGCTATCAGAGTATGTGGATTGGGAGGCTGATCTCCCGCCGGCAATCGACGCCGCCATCCTCGCCGATCGGGAGGAAAAAGAGGAAGGCCTCGGCGGACTGGTGGGCGCGGAATTGGCCGGGGGTGAGTCGTGAAAAAGAGTCTGAAATACGCGATTGCGCTCTGTATTGCGCTCTGTTTGATTTGGCCGGCCGCCATTGTCGCCGGGCTTTTTCTTGGGATTGGCGAGAGGATTGAGTCCGCAGTTATAAGGGTGTCGGGATGGTTTGATGAATGGATTGACGGGCGGGGCGAATAATGAGCCTGCAATGGTGCGCGGAATGTGGTCATAAAATGCAGCCGCTCCAGCCAAGCGGGCACGCGCGCTGCTGCACTGGTGCTGGCTACTGGTCGGAGATTGCACCGACCGAACCGGATGTAGCAATGTACCGACAGCTTTACGGCGAGTCGCCGCCAAAACGAGACGGTCTGCATCTGTATCGGTCACACAAATGGCTGCCCGGGATGAAGCCGGTATTCCCGACGAGGAGAGAATCATGAGCCTACACCGCAAGAAGCCGAAGATGGCGCGGGCGGCGTGGAGGTCTAAGCGCGTGTGGATGAATGTTTGGTGGTCTCCAATGTCAAAGGCTGACGTAATATGTCGCTGGCATCGCGCAGTGAGCGGGAGGAAGAAATAGATAATGCAAAAGATTGTTAACTCGCGCGACAATCTGCGCGAATTCTTCCGAGAAGTAGAAGAAGCATTTGAGCGTTACAAGTACCTTGTATGCTCGGTTACACGGAAGCGCAGGACTTTAGACCAAAGTGCGCAGGCTCATGTCTGGTATAAGCAAATTAGCAAAGAGCTTGGAGAGGATACACCGCTTGGTGTAAAATGCGAGTGCAAGCTAAACGTCGGCATCCCTATGCTATGCGCGGAAGATGATGAATTCCGGCAGTTTTGGGCGATGGCATCCAAGGGGCTGACTTATGAAGAGCAATTGACAGCGGTCAAGTTTGTGGCCGTTACTTCAATTATGACCATAGATGTCTCGAACCAATACCTGCGCGGATTGCAGGATTATTGGGGGCCGCGCGGAGTATCGCTTAAGTTTTTGGATTGCTATGAGCCCGGAAGTTAGAGATATCGCGATCCGCGAAATAGGATGCATCATCGCTCACAAGCTTGGGTTAGGCTGGGTGCCGTGTGAAAAGCACCACCTGCTGACGACTGGGTTGCACGGCAACGGCAAGAGGCGGGGCGAGGCGTATACCGTCGGCTTTAACCCTTGGGCGCACCAAGGGAAGCCGTTTGGAGAGTGGGACAAGGCCCGGTGCTTTGCAGTATTCGGCCCGTCTTATGCAAAGTCGCCGCGCGCGTTTCGAGAGTTGTACGGAAGCGATGAAGAATTGCTTGAATACCAAAATGCAAGAATTAGGGAATGGGCGTCTAGTTTCGTAGGGAGGAGCTTTGATGTGTGATGCAAAGGTTTGCACGCGGTGCACGCGGACGCTGCCGATTGAATTGTTCCGGCCAAAGACAGCGCCAAAAAAAGGACATCATTCGGAATGCCGGCAGTGTGAGGCTAAACGTGCGGCGAAGAAAAAGCCTTATGAGTTAGTCCACATTCCGCACCCATTGACGGCAGTTGCAAACGCTTGGGCCGGCCCTGTAGATCGTGAGCCGTGGAGGCGGTCGGTATGAGCAAGAAAATCTATCGGCCCGCAAAGACAGATGCTAATCAGGCCGAGATTGTGACGGCGCTAAGGGCGCATGGATGCGGCGTCTTGTCGCTCGCCCCAATGGGTGATGGGTGCCCTGACTTGCTTGTCTGGACGCCATACGCGCTAGGTGCCGGATTGAGGCTCAAGACAGGCGGACAGCATTTGCTGCTAGAGGTAAAAGACGGGTCAAAGCCACCAAGCTCCCGTAAGCTGACGCCGAAACAGCGGGTATTTCACGAATGGTGGCCCGGAGAAATTCACATTGTCGAAACCGTAGATCAGGCCTTGGCGGCCGCAGGGGTGACCTAGATATGAGCGACCTTCCTTTCACCTGTAACAACCCGCACCTGTGCAAAAACGGCCATACGTGCGCCCACAACCCCATGAATCAGTTGACCGAATCCCGGCGGCAGAAAATCGCGGTTTCGGTCAAACGGGGCGGCGAGTGCAGCCATTACAAGCCGGCGAGCGTTCCACATTCGGAACGGTGAATCTCATTTATTGCAGTTGACAGCAAAAGAAAATAGCAAATAATAGTTGCTACAATAACGGCAATTACTGAGTCAATACCATGAAAATCGAATACGGTATCGAAATCCCGCAAAGAAAGCCCCTTAACGGTAAGGGCCGCGATTCCATCTACCCTTTCCATTCGATGGGGCTGGGCGACAGCTTTTCGGTTCAGAAGGCTTGGCGCACGGTCGTCGATACGGACGAAAGTTCGCAACCCGGGAGTGCCCGAAGAATCCCGAGAATGTGCGGGTTTGGCGGGTCGAGTAAGCGCGCCAGTTTGGCTCCACCGGTAGAACGATGAATTCCGCTGGGGGCGTTGACCAGCCTAAGGAGCGGCGTAAGATGGACACATAGCCGGCGGGGTGCCGGGGGAGAAACGAAGATGAACATCACGAATGCCAAGCTGATCGCTTACGCCGAGGCCAACTTCAGCGCCACCAAGGCGCTGGCCGAAAGCTCGAAGCCGGGATGCAGAGAGGCCCGCGAGCGCATGAAGCGCGCAGCGAAGTACGGCCTCGACAGCAAGGGCTACATGGTCGGGCGGCAGGGCGGATACATCAACATGATCGGCTGGGGCTCGCGTGGCATCGAGATTCTGCGGTGCGTCCGCGAAGGCGGTGCGGCATGAGCGCCGTCGAGGCCGATCTGGCCAGCTACGAATCAGCGCAGGACCGCGCAGACCGTTACAACGATGCGCTTTGCGACTGGATCACGACCGACCGCGTCAAAGCCAAGTTGCGCGATCTGATTTCGACCCAATGGGTGTCCACCGAGGACCTGCTGACCCTCGCTGTGTCCGCCATCGCCGACGCCGCCCCGCGCGAAATGACCGGCACCGCCGTGGCTTACGACAAGGGTGTCGAGCTGTTGAACAATCGCCTTGCCGGCCTCGTCTTGGCCGAGCTGGCGCTCGAATTTGACCGCGAGTGCGACGAGATCAGCGCGCAGAATCGAGCGGACGCGAGGGATGCGGCATGAGCGCGCCCGTTGATTTTGACATGACAATGAGTCAGGCGATTTTCGATCTTGAGGCTTCGGGCATCGATACCGATCCGATGGAGGGGCTTCGGGACGCCGTGGCCGAGCTGGTCGAGGCCTGCCGCGCGCGCGACGCTGCGGGAGATGCGCATCGCTCGGCGATGAGGGCGAAACTCATTGCCCGCCAAGCCGGACTTCCCGAACCCGATATTAGCGACGCATCCCGCGCTCACTTGGCGGCCGAGGATCGCTACATGGCGGCCCTCGCCCGCTTCGGGGGTGCCAAGTGAACGCAGAGCAGGCGCTGGCGGTGCTGGACTCTGTGATACAGAGGAGCGGGTATATCGTGGCTTGCGATGTCGTGCAAGCCCGCGCCTTCTTCGCCGCGCTGGCGGACGAATGCAGGCGGCAGGCAAACATCGTCCGCAGCCATGAGGCGCAGATTCTGCGAATGACGAAAGAGCGGGATGCGCAAGCCGAAAAAATCAAGGAGCTGGAACTTAAAGCGGCGCAATGGGATTCGCTCATCGCCGCGCGCGCTATGACTTCGGCGCAGCCGGAAACCGCAAAATGGAAAGCTATCGCGCGCAACCCGCTACGCACGATCGAAGCGATCAAGGATTGCCGCGCAGAAAACGGTCTTTCGCTCAGAGAGGCGCGGGATTGTGTGGAGGCCTATATCGCCAGCCTCCGCGAGATCATCCCCGATGCGCACGACTGTGGCCCCTCCGGCCGCTACTTCGAGCCAAAGGAGAAAGAGCAATGATGTATGCCCGTACCGTAGTAGGGCAGCCTGTCATCATGCAGATGATCGATGAGGCAGAGCGTCAGGCGTATTTCGCCCAGTCTGCGCGGACGGTAGACGGCGAGCGAGCCGAGTATCGGGCGCTTGAAAGGGAGGACGAAAACTGATAGAGTCCAGGTACTCGGACGTTGCGGGGCGGCGACCCGCAGAGCCAAGCTTGACGCCATATTTGAGCCGATAGCACCTCGCCGCCATTAGGCGGCAAGCCCCAACCGCCCGGGGCCGTCCGAAAGTTGTTTGGGGTGAATGCGCAGGCGATGCGCTGGGGTTCGACTCCCCGCCGTCCATCCCGGGCGGAACGAGAAAAGGAAGATGCGGTGGTGTGAAGTCCGTCCGGTCCTTATGGGCTGGGGCCGCAATGCCGGGATCGCATCCGGCCACCCCTGCGTTTCAATGCCGGCAATCCATCAAATCCGGCGGGAGATAGCAACCGTGCTGCATAGCGGGCATGGGCTGATTGACTCCCGCCGGAGCCGGCGCCAACGTTTAGCCGGCCCTAGTGGCCGTAGAAATACCCCGGCGGCGTGGATAGACACGCACCTAGTTCAACCTCATGACTAGGGTTTGTGGGCGTAAGCGGCATGGCATGAGGCGTGATGTAGCCGCCAGCAAGCGACAAAGCCGGTAACCAATCCGGCCCGGGGTTCCAAACAATGCGGAATGCGCAGGCTGATGCGCAGCGAAAAGGGCTTAGGAGCTTGGCTGTATCAGGAGCCTTGAGGCAGTAGCCAATACCCATTCAGATCGTCTGTAGCAGCCAAAAGCTGGAAGAAGTCGATAACAGCACCGGCCCGCATTGTGCAGTAAGGCGGAACAGAAATGGCCTCCGAGTCCTAGCCGAGAGGCTAGTTGAAGTCCATCGGCAAGGTGCGCCCTCCGATGGCAAGGCAGTAAGGCGTGGCCCCGGCCATACGGGGCGCTGAACCCTACGGCCTCCCGCTGGGCCGGCCTTACACCGCATCCTCCCAGTGTAAGGAGAGGCGAAAGCCGCAGCGGGAACATTCAGTTCTGCGATGGGTCGCAGATAAGGAGGAAGGCATGATAATCGCGACAGGTAGCGCCGGCATCCCGCGCGGGGCGCTGGCTAAGATCCGCAAGATAGCGGATGGCTCTTTTGTGTCTCGGATCGATATTGACCCGCCGCCGATTGAAGGCTGGGAAGTGGACAGGGCGACAGGTATTGCCCTAGCCATGCGGTGCGTGGAGCCGCACTCGGATGTTTGGCTTGGCACAGGCCCTGAACCGCCCGCACGCGATCAGGCGTCATTATTTTGGCTCTTGCAAGAGCCGCGGCGCGGACGTTTTTATTTGCAGTGTGGCGAAGGCTTCGCCGGGCTGGGTCGCGGCGATTGGGTGCTATTCCCGCACGATATTGCTGCGCACTGCGCGACTGCGGACAGCCTGTGGCGCGGGGTTGCGTGGCAGTGCAGGCGGATTTAAGGTGTTCCCGGGCCCCGGGCGTGCGGCGGATGGTTGCTCATCGCGCCGAAGTTTCTAGGTTGCCAGCCTAGAGGCGGAAAAGGCCCCTGATCGGGGCCTTTTCTTTGCCGCTTAGCCGGCAGGTCGCCAGCGGTTCGGCGGAGGATAGTTTTCCTCGTCCCAAGTCGTGCGCACTGGCCCCATTGGCGTGAAAGCCATTCCGACCCATCTGCGGCCATCGTGAGACATAAGGACTTCGCCGACATCCGGCATGCTGTCGTTCGAGACATAAACCGGAATGCCTCGGGGCGCGGTGTTGATCGGGTTCATGTGCTGGCATCCTTAAGTGCGTACTCGATTGCGGCCCTTTCCGACCCCTTGGCCGCGATCAGCGCCGCAAGGGCCTTGATCGCTTCGGGGCAGAGCAGGACCGCGCTAAGTCGGCGGCCCTTGGCTCGGTGTTTGGCGACTCTGGCGGTGGAGGTCATGCTCGAAGCACCCAGCCGATGAGCGTATCGCCGTCGTCGTCCCTGAGCTCAAGATCGGATGTTTCCGCATCTTCGGCATAAAAGCCATACCGTTCAGCCATTGCGGGGAGTTCGGCTTTGGAGAAATGAACGGGACGCGAGCGGTCTGCAAACCGAATAACAAAATCGAAACTGGGCATTGTCTTTTCCTCGTTAGTGGCTAGGCGCTTTGCCCTGCCGATGTGTGTAGATTGCCAGAGTTGCCGGAAACAGTCAACAGTAATCCGACGAATGGTAGTAGGCGCAACAGGGGGTTGACGAGTCAAGGGGAAGAGAAGCAAAATGGAGCCCGGATAATGACATCCCGGGCTCCGCTGCCTTACCTCATAACAAGGTGGCGTGCTTGCTAAACATTATCCGCACCCTCCTTCGCAGTTAGACCCTCTGCGATTAGGGGCTCTCGGTCAGAGCAGCTAGTCATCAAACCCGTCCCCTGTTGGCGCAGGGGGCGGGTCCGAACGGTAGTAGTGTTCCATTTTTGTTCGCAATGTGGTATTCTCGGCCGAACTAGGACCGGGAACGCGACAATGAAGAATGCTCCGCCCCCTAAGAAGGCTCCGCCCCCTAAGAAAGCGCCGCCACCGAGAAGGCCGACCCCAAAAGAGAATCCGGGGTTTCTCGGCAAGTCAAAGAAACAGAACAACCCCGGCTGATGCTCCCGATCCGCTTTCTGACGATCCATTGCGCCGCGACCCCCGAGGGGCGCGATAACTCTGCCGAGGAAATACGGCGGTGGGACATTGCGCGCTTTGGCCAACCTAGCTATCACATTGTCATTGAGTTGGACGGCGACGCAGTCCGTCATTTGCGAGACGATCAGCGCGGCGCGCATGTCGCCAAGGCGAACACTGGAAACATTGGAATCTGCTACGTCGGCGGCACGGAGACGCTCAACGCTGGCGGGAAGCCAAAGGACACGCGCACGCCGGCCCAAAAAGCGACAATGGCGAGATTGGTTCGGGAGTATCAGGCCAAGTATCCCGGGATCAAGGTTAGGGGGCATCGCGATTTGCCGGGCGTCAAAAAGGCGTGCCCGAGTTTTGATGTTGCGGCGTGGCTGAAGGAAATCGACTGATGGCCGTTGAGACTTTGTCGGACTATGCGGTGTGGGCCTTGTGCGCGGCGTCTGCTTACCTAGGCAAAAAGACCTTGGACAATGACCGGGCCGTTGCGGCGCTCGAACTCAAGGTTGAAAAAGAGTTCCAGCGCAAAGAGGGGTTAGAGGAGACGATCCGCAAGGCCGTAGACGCCGCATTTGTGCCGATGAATGCAAAGCTGGATCAGGCGCTAGAGGAGTTGGAGACGCAGCGCCTAGACCTGAATATCATTTTGGACAAGTTTGAAGTGCCGGCGGGGCAGCGGAATGGGCACTGATCATGAAGTCTTACGGCAGGTGAAAGCGCGTCAAGACAAGCTGGAGCGGCTTATTCAGGACGTGAAGGAGCTAAGGCAGACCCCGCCGGCCGTAGGAGCCAATACGGGGACGGCCACGATCACGGTCAACATGGGCGGGTGGGGTGTGGCGGTAGCGGTCTGTGCGGCCCTGTTTTGCCTCTTGCTGGTGATTGACATGCGGAACGATCAGCGAGATTCCAATCGCAAGATCGAGAGAGCGCAGGACTACAACAACATGCTGTGGCAGAGATACCCGGAGCTACGTCCGGAGAATTTGGAGAAGAAGCAATGAGCACCCCGATCATTATTGGCGGAAGCCCGCCCCCGCCGCCCCCGCCTAGGAAATTGCTAGGCATCCCGTTGACCAGTGACGCCGGTCAGGTTCTCCGCAAGTGGTCTACCAAGCTGGTAGCGATCGCGGGTCTGTCCACGCTGGCGCTTTCGACCTATGCGGCGTGGCCGGCCCGGCTGCAAGAGCTTACCCCCGATTGGGCGCTTGGCGTTTTGGCTGTCTTGCAATTCGTCTATGTACTGGTCCCTGCGGCTACTTCGATCCTCCAGAGGACCAAATGACCCCGTATCTGCCCGCGCTCAAATGGCTAGGCGTCGGCGTGCTGATCGTCGGCGTCTGGTTTCATGGTTACTCGAAAGGTAACGACGCGGGCGAGGTCGAGGTTGCGAAGCTGACCGCCAAGCATGCCGAGACGATGCGGTCAATCGAAGAGGAATTCCGGAGACTGGAAGCCGAGGCCCGGATCAAAGAGCACCAAATGGCGGATGAGTTGGCAAAGATCGCCGCCGCATACGAGGACGACAAGCATGAAATTGCACAGAGTACCCGCAATGCTGTTTTGGCTGACTTGCGCGCTGGCCGTATCCGGCTGCGCCAGCCTACCCAAACAGTGCCCGCCACCGATCAATCTCCCGCCGCCGCCGGCCAATGTGATGGCCAAGCCGCAAGCGGAAGCCAAGCTGAGGGCGATCTTGTTCGAGCCGCCGACATCATCGCAATCGGCGCAGAGTCAGACGCCCAACTCGCAGCCTGTCAGTCCGTGATTCAGTCTTATCGGCTGGATTAAAATTTACAAGTGTAATCAATGCCATTCAAGAAAGGACAATCCGGAAACCCTCGAGGCAAGCCGAAAGGCGCAGTCAGCAAGGTTGATCGCGAATTCCGCGAGACCGTGCGCATGTTGCTCGAGGAGAACGCGGACAACGTGGCGATATGGCTGCGGCAGGTCGCAGAGAAAGACCCGGACAAGGCGCTGGACAAGCTGGTGCGTCTTGCCGAGTTCGCGGCGCCGAAGCTATCGCGCGCAGAGATTGGCGGGAAGGATGGCGCCCCAATCAGCGTCAGTCTTGTGAGGTTCAGCGAATGATCTTTGTCCCGAAGTCTGGCGAGCTGGCATACAGGCGCGGCCGACAGGTCTGCATTGACATCGGCGAGGCTGTCCGAGAGCACCAGCTTGCCGGGCGCCATGTCGAGGAAGTCCGAATCTCCAAGAACGTGGGCGCAGACATGCGGGTGTTCTATACGCAGGCGGCGCAGGCGTTCGACAACGTGCTGCCCAAGCGCATTCTTGGCGTCCCGCTGATTGAGGGCGAGACAGACGGGAAGGACGTGGTGATTCGTGTCGGCGATCACAGTACCTGCTAACGGCTGGCGGCCTCGGCCGTACCAGATGCCCGCATGGCTCGCGATGGAGCGGGGCGTGAGGCGGCATGTCCTTTGCTGGCATCGTCGGGCAGGCAAGGATGATTTTGCGTTGCATCGCGCGGCGGTTGGGATGCTGGAGCGCGTCGGGACCTATTGGCACATGCTCCCGCAGGCTAATCAGGCCCGCAAGGCGATATGGGATGCAGTGAATCCGCACACAGGCCGGCGCCGCATTGATGATGCGTTTCCGCAAGAGCTGCGGGACGTGACCCGCGAGCATGAAATGTTCATCCGTTTCAAAAACGGATCGACGTGGCAGGTTGTGGGCTCTGATAATTTCGATGGTCTGGTCGGTTCTCCTCCGGTTGGCGTGGTGTTCTCTGAATACGCATTGGCCAACCCCGATTCGTGGGGCTTCCTACGCCCGATCCTTGCCGAGAACGGCGGATGGGCGATGTTCATTTCTACCCCGAGGGGCCGAAATCACTTTGCCCGACTTCTCGAATACGCAAAGGCAAACCCCGCAGAATGGTACGGCGAGAGTCTGACGGTCGAAGATACGGGGGCAATTGCGCCGGAAGTCATTGATCGGGAACGCCGGGAACTGTCAGCGGAGCGCGGAGACAAGGAAGCAAAGGCAATCGTTCAGCAGGAGTATTTTTGCGATCTTGATGCCGCCATCCCGGGCGCCTACTACGGCGACCACATGGCGAGCGCGGAGCGTGAAGGGAGGATTGCGCATTTGCCGTGGGTTCCTGCGCTGCCGGTGTATGTGGCGTCAGACCTTGGGCATGGCGACCAGTGTGTTAATTGGTTCTGGCAAGAATTGCCCTCCGGTCGGATCAGGATTGTGGATGTTCTCGCGGGTTCTGGTGTCGGGATCGATTGGTACGCAAAGCGAGTAACCGCGATGCCGTACACGATCCGGGAAACGTTGTGGCCTCATGACGGGGCGCATAACAATATTCGGGATGAAAACGGGACGAATCTACAGGCGCAGGCTAAGCGTTTGGGCTGGCATCCGATCAGGATTGTCCCGAAAGACCCTAGTGTCGAAACAGGCATTCAGGCGGTTCGGCAGTTGTTCGGGACTTTGGAATTCAACACCGACCCGATCCCGCATCTTAAATCAGATGGCGACATGGAAACGCAAGACGAGGCCCGTTCCCGCATGTCCCGCGCAATGGATGCGTTGCGAGGCTATCGGCGGGAGTGGGACGAGAAACGTCAGCGTTTCAAGGATGCGCCGCTGCATGATTGGACATCCGACTACGCCGACGCACTGCGAACGCTTGCCCGAGGGAAGAAGAAGCCCGAGCACATGCGTCCGGAGATACGCCAACGTTTCGCGATTATGGAGTGAGCAATGAGAACCCCGAAAATGCCAAAGCAGCCGGCTGCCCCGGCCGCCCCTCCGCCGCCTCCGACCATCGATGAGGCTGCGCGCAACTCCGAGCAGGCGGACATTGCCCGTCGTCGTCGCGGTCGGCTGGCGAATCGATACGCGGCCAATATGCGGAAGGAACGGCTGGGATGAGCGACAGCCGCGCCCATGACGTGGTCCGCGAACATGAGGCGATGGTCACTGACCGCGCCCTGTTCGACTCGCTTTACATTGAGCTGGAAGAGCGATTCAGCTACAAGGGCCGGCACGTCAACAATAAGCGCACGACTCAGGGCGAGAAGTCGTCTCAACGCATATGGGATGAAACTTGCTTGCTTGCTGCGGATCGGTTTGCGGCCGCTTGCGAGGCGATGATTACCCCGCGGACCGGGAAATATCAAAAGCTTGCGCCGTCTGATCCAGACTTGGCGGATCATAAGCCAAGCGTTGATTGGTGTGAGGAGAAGACAGATCTGCTGTTCCGGGCGCGGTATTCGCCGCAGACGAACTTCGCCAGCCAGATGTCCGAAAACTACTGGAGCATCGGCGTTTACGGGACGGGGACGCTGTTCGTTGACGACATGGTGGGACGTGGGCTGTTGTATCGGGCAATTCACATTGCCGAGTCTTACTTTGCAGAGAATCAGAACGGTGTCGTCGATAAGTTCCATCGCTCTTTCGAGCCGACGCTAAGGCAGATCGTCCAGCGGTTTGGGCAGGACGCGCTGCCGGCCAAGCTTAGGGGCATCTATGAGCGAAGCCCGGAGACAAGAGTTCCCCTGATCCACTGTGTCCGGCCGAATCAGGAGCGTGTCGAGTCCCGCTCCGATTACCGCGGCATGGCGTTTTCGTCTTACTACACGCTCCCGGATGAGCGCGTGATTCTGGAGGAGAGCGGATATCGGACCATGCCGTATTGCGTGGGGCGGTATTCGACTTCTCCGCGCGAAACATATGGCCGTGGCCCGGGCATGATGGCGCTGGCGGCGATTAAGAACTTAAACGAGATGGTCAAGACGCTGATCCGCTCGGGACAGCGGGCGGTCGATCCTGTGTTCCTGCTGACGGATGACGCGCTATTGCAGCCGTTCGATATACGAAACGGCGCTATGAACTTCGGCGGGTTGGATGCCAATGGAAACCCGCTGATTAAGCCGCTCATGGATGGCGCGCGGGTCGATATCGGTTTCGACTTTGCGGAGCGGGAAGCGCGGATTATCAATGACGCCTTCCTAGTCTCGCTGTTCCAGATTCTTGTGGATCAGCCGCAGATGACCGCCACCGAGGCAATGCTACGGGCGCAGGAAAAAGGACAGTTGCTGGCCCCGACGATGGGCAGGCTCCAGTCCGAACAGTTGCACGCGATTACGGTCCGGGAGCTGGATATTCTGGCGGCTGCTGGTCTATTCGAGGATGCCCCGGATGAGCTGATCGGGCAGACTCCGCTGGTTCAGTTCGAGAGCCCGCTTAACCGCTTGCAAAAGGCGGAGGACGGTATCGGCATTCTGCGGACGTTCGAGCAACTGGCGCCGCTGATGCAGATCGATCCGAGCGCGGTTGAGATTGTTGATATCGAGGCAACGGCTAGGATTCTGGCCGAGGTTAACGGCATGCCGTCCCGTGGTCTTAGGGACAAGAAGCAAATGGAAGCGATCCGCGAAGGCAGGCGCGAACAGGCCGAGGTGCAGACGATGTTGCAGGCTGCCCCTGTTGCGGCGAGTGCGGCCAAGGATATCGCGATGGCGCAGCAGTTGGCGCGGCAGGCGCCGGGTCCGCTTCCGGGGGTTGGCGCATGAATCTTCTTGACTCCCTGCTGAGGAAGCACACGGCCTACAAGCGGTGTTTCTGCGATGCATCCGGGAACCTGACGGATGCAGGCCGCGCTGTCCTTGCGGACCTTGCCGAATATGCGTCACTTGCCAAAGGGCCGACAGTTGTAAGCCCCGTTTCGAGAATGGTTGACCCGCTGGCAACGCAGCAGCGGATCGGCCGGTGTGATGCTGTCCTGCGAATCTCGCGAATGATCCGGCTGCCGGTGAATCGCATTCATGAACTACACGGAGACTTGAATGACTGACCTTAATGGGTCCGCTGCGGCGGGCAACCCGGCCGACGCCGGAAACTGGATTGAGACCATTCCGGACGCGGAGCTTCGCGGCTTTGTCCAGACGAAGGGATGGAAAGACCCGGGCGCGATGGCCGACGGGTATCGCAACCTTGAGAAGCTGATGGGCGCGCCGAAGGAGCGGCTGTTGCGTCTCCCCGAAAAGGAGGATGCGCCGGAGTGGTCGGATATATGGGGAAGGCTTGGCCGTCCCGAAAAGCCGGAGGATTACGGCCTTTCGTTCGAGGGCGACGCGGCCTTTGCCGAGCGGTTCAGCGGGGTCATGCACAAGGCCGGAATTCCGAAGTCTGCGGCTCAGTTGCTGAATCAGGAATGGAATGCATACGTCCAAGAGATGATCGACGGCGAGGACAGGGAGTGGCAGGCCCGCGAAAAGAAAGAAATGGAGGACTTGCGCGGCCGCTGGGGAGCGGACTTCGACAAGCATGCGGAGTTTGGCCGGCGGGCCGGGTTGGAGTTTGGGCTTTCCGAAGAGCAATTCGCCGCAGTGTCCCGGTCCTTGGGTCCGGGTAAGACGCTGGAACTGTTCCACACCATCGGGCAGAAACTCGGCGAGGCGAGGCCGTTTGAAGGCGACGGCCGGTCGCAGATTCAGTTGACCAGAGAGCAGGCGCTGCACCAGATTCAGACCTTGAAGTCTGACCCCGACTTTGTGTCGCGATACCTGCAAGGCGGGCAGGCTGAAAAGGACAAGCTCGAAGCTCTCGCGAAGATTGCATCCAAATGAAACAGAGATTGACAAATCAGACGGATCGTGATTCAATCAGGCTAGAGTTGGTGCGCCTTGTTTATCGACACGACAAGGCGCCCGACGATGCAATCGAACGCGCCCGCGAGCTAGAGCGGTACGTGTTCGGCCAGCCAGCGGACAAGGCCGAAGGCCCCCGCTGACGCCGTGAAAGAACGGCGCGTGACCGGCGTTAGGGTCATGCTGGGCCCCGGCGATGCCGGAGAAGCCCCGCGAACGAATCCCCATTCATTCGAGGTTTTCTCATGAGCATCAATCTACCGGATCACTATGTAATTACGTTCGACACCAGCATGGAGCTTTTGCTCCAGCAGACCGCATCCGCGCTCCGCGATTGCGTCATGCAGGGCAGCTATACCGGCAAGGCTGCGTCCGTTGTTGACCAGTACGGCGCCATTGAAATGCAGCCAGTTACCGGTCGGCTTGAGCCCAAGGTCCGCAGCGATGCGCCGGTAGATCGGCGTTGGATTTACCCGCTTGACCGCGATTTGACGCAGTACGTCGATACGTTCGACAAACTCCGCCTGATGACGGACCCGACTTCGCAGTTCGTGCAGGTTTCGGCCGCTGCGGTTGGCCGTGACTATGACCGCATCATCATTGACGCGTTCTTTGGCGATGCGCGGACGGGCGAACAAGGCGGGACCACCGTGTCTTTCGGCACGACCTTGACCACCTCGGCGGGTGGCCGGAACGTGTCTGTCAGCACTGGCGGCACGGCTTCGGGCCTGAACGTGGCGAAGCTGCGGGAAGGTAAGAAAATCCTGATGGCTCGGCAGGTCGATATCCGGACCGATCCGATTTACTTGGGCGTGACGGCGACCCAGCACGACAACCTGCTGAACGAAGTGCAGATTACCTCTGCGGAATTCAACGGCGGGGATCGCCCGGTGTTGAAGGAGGGCGAAATCGAGCGGTTCCTCGGTATCAATTTCAAGCGGTGCGAGCTATTCGAGACCGGCACGGACGATGCGGCGGGCACTTCTCGCGCCCTGCCGATGTGGGCTAAGTCCGGCATGAAGTTGGGCACTTGGATGTCGCCAAGCACGACTGTCACTCAGGATTTCGGTATCAAGGGCAATCCGTACCAGATTTACACCATGATGACCATCGGCGCGACCAGAACGCAGGAAGACAAGGTTCTGCGCGTTTGGTGCCGTGAATAACCGGGAGAACTAGAATGGCAGTTGTAAACCGCAAGTCTCAGATTGTCACCAACGCCACGACGACCCCAGTTGTTCTGTCCGATCCCGCGCTTCATGGCGGCTTCCTTCGCGAACGCGCGGCCGTTGTCACCTCGGCGGCGGATGATTCGGCAACCTCCGTGTTCCGATTCTTCCGTGTTTCGTCTACCTCCCGAATCTCGCAGATTCTCGTGTCGGCAGCGGACGCCACTACGGCGGGCGCGATCGATATCGGTATCTATCAGACCGAGGATAACGGCGGCGCCGTGGTCGATGCAGACCTGTTTGCGTCGGCTTTGGACTTGACCGCGGGCCCGTACAACAATTCAGACCAGACGTTTGAGTCCGGCCAGTACACATTGGCGGAAACGGAAAAGCCGTTGTGGGAAGTGCTGGGTCTGTCGGCAGACTCGCAGCGCGAGTATGACGTGTGCGCTGTTGTGACCACCACGTTCAACGGCGGGCCGACTGCGATCCGAATCGCAGCCCGGTATACGGTGTAATCATGGCTGATCGTTTCTACTCTTGCGAGTTTGGGACGACCATGAAATCCGGTGTCACGGAGGCGGGTAGTACAACCGCCTCCGCTGATGTCGAGGTTCGGGTCACGTATGACGCCACCAACAACAGCCGGAGTGCCGCGCTTTTCGCGATCGATGCGATCAAGCAGAAGATTCTGGAAGACACTTGGCCGCCGGCCTGAGGTAGACCATGGCGACGACAGCATCAACTGTATTGCTTGAGAATGGCAGCGCAACAGGCCCATGGCTTTACTTTCCCGGGGGTATAGCCACAATTGCCATACAGGCAAACTTCGGGGCTGGTAATGTTGCCGTTGAGTACTTGATGCCGGATGGAGCCACTGCACTCAGCCTCACAGGCTCTATTACTGCAAACACCCTTGTGCGTTCAGCAAATGCGCAGTTACACCCGCCCGGCAGATATCGTGCAGTTGTGTCCGGCGGTGCGACGGCGGTATGGGTCAGGATGGACCGGGTTCCTTCGTAATGCGCCAACTCCGGCCGAAGCTGCCCTATGGTGAGAACTCCGCGGAGAGCGTTCAACTGCGCGCCATTGCGGGTTCAGGGTTTGAGCCCGCGGGGTCTGTTTCTGCGCATGCAACCTCGCCGACCGCGCATGGGGTAGCAACGGGCTCGGCCTCTGGATTCATGTCTGCGGCCGACTGGTCAAAGCTCAATGGAATCGCCTTGGGCGCGACGGCCAACGCTTCGGATGCTGCTCTGCGGGACAGGTCTACGCATACGGGGTCGCAGGCGGCGAGCACGATCAGCGACTTTGCGGAGGCGGTAGACGACCGTGTCGCAACGCTATTGGTCGCGGGTTCTGGCGTCACGCTTGTCTATAACGACACGCTCAACACGATTACGGTTTCCGCAACGTCAGGAGCTGACCCGTGGACCTATATCAAGCTAGGGTCTGACTTTGTCACTTCGAGCGCGACGGCGGTCAATGTGACAAGTCTCGCATTTACACCCGATGTGTCGAGTACCTATGTGGTCGAGGCTTATTTCCTCTTGCGGACCACAACGGCCACGGTTGGTCCTAGGCCCGGCATCGCATGGCCGTTGTCTGGCGTCACGGATGGGGCTGGGGATATTCAAACGACTTCGGCAGCAGGGACCAACGTATTTCAGAACGGCAGTGCGGCGGCGGCCATTCTCGCCCCTGTCGGCGGATTGCCGAACACCACCGCTAGTTGGCCAGCCATCGCAAGAGCGGTATTCACGACGGGCGCTAGCGTTTCCGGCAATTTTCGGATTCAGCTCGCGAGCGAAACTGCCGGCACCAACGTGACGATGCGGGCCGGCAGTTACTTGCGCTATAGGGAAATCTGATGGCCACCGACGTTGAAATTGTCAATCGCGCTTTGGCGAAGATCGGCCATAAGCGGATCACAACGCTTGCCGACGCGACCAAGGAAGCGCGGGAAGCGTCGGCGATGTTTGACATCGTGCGAGACGCATTGATCCGTCGGTATAACTGGAAGTTTGCGATCAAGCGCGCATCCGTCACGGTTGACGCCACGGCTCCGGCGTGGGGGTTCTCGAAACGCTACGACATCCCGTCGGACTGTCTGAGAATCCTCCAAGTTGGAGAGGTGTATCCGCTGGACCTTTCCGACTATGTGCAGGTCAATACCGATTGGTACACGATTGAAGATGGCTGGATTCTGACCGACCTTGCCAGCCCCCTCAAAATCAAATACCTGTACCGCGTCACGGATGAAGCCAAGTTTGACGCGACATTTGTCGAGGCGTTCGCCTGTAAGCTTGGGATGGAACTTGCGGAGGTTATTGCAGGTTCAACCGGCAAAACGGAATCGCTCATGAGGCAGTTTCAGATGGCGATCCGTGACGCCCTCGCTGCGAACGCCATCGAGGCGCACCCTGCCCGTGTCGGGTCTGACACGTGGGCACTGTCGAGGCTCTGATGGCCGAATACCACCCGATACAAGCGAATTTCAACGCTGGCGAATTTGCTCCCGAACTTGCGGGGCGTGTCGATATCGAGAAGATGTCGAACGCCTGCAAGAGAATGGAGAACTTTATTCCTCTTGTGCAAGGCCCGGCGCGCCGCAGGTCTGGCACCAAGTTTGTTGAGGCGACAAAGTTCAATAACCTGCAAAGCCGGCTTGTTCCGATGTACTTCGCGGACACGGCGTTTCAGCTAGAGTTCGGCGAGAACTATATCCGTTTCTACAAAGATCGGGCGCGCCTTACCACAGGCGCGGTTGCCGCCTATTCCGGCGCGACTGCATACACCCCGGGAGACTTGGCCGAAAGCGGGGGCGTGAACTATTACTGCGTTGCGGCCGTGACTGGCGTGGCTCCGCCTAACCCGACGTATTGGCATGCGCTGACCAACGACATTTACGAAATTCCGACGCCTTACACGGAATCCGACCTGATCGACTCGAATGGTCTGATCCGGATCGACTGGGAGCAGTCGGAGGACGTGCTATACATTTTTCATCCGGACATCAAGCCGCGCAAACTGATTCGGTTCAGTAATGACCGCTGGGTGTTGCAGGAGCTTGAACTGGAGAACGGCCCATTTATCGGCGTCGATTCCAAGGAAACGCGGACCGTCTACTCCAGCGCGGCGACCGGAACAGGCATCACCCTGACGGCAAGCACTGCGATTTTTACTGCCAACCATGTCGGGTCCTTGTTTTTGATCGAGGTCAAGAATACGGATGCCGTCCCGCAGTGGGAGCCCGCAAAGTCGGTTGGCGCAAGTGTCGAACAAAGAAGCGACGGCAACGTCTATGCTTCCTTGAATGCCGCGACCACCGGGACGATCAAGCCGATTCATTTGTCTGGCTCTCGTTACGATGGCGCAAACGTCGGTGGCGTTGGCGTGCAATGGGAGTATAGGCATTCCGGTTACGGCATCGCGCGCATTACGGCAATCGGCGGAGGTGGGACGACTGCGACCGCAGATGTCATTTCCCGCATCCCGTCCCAAGCGGTTGGCGTTGGCAACCCGACGACGCGCTGGTCATTCTCCGCGCTTTCCGAGGCGGAGGGCTGGCCATCGCACGGAAAGATTTTCAGGGAGCGTCTGTTCCTGTTTCGCGGCACGCAAGCGTGGTATTCCGTCGCTGGTGCGTTCGAGGATTTCGCGGACCGAATCGGCGCAGATGTCACGGTCGATATGTCCGGCGAACTTCCGTCAATTTCAAGTTACCCTGTCCAATGGGTGCGTGAAGTTGGCGGCGTTCTTGTCGTCGGGACGACCGAGGAAGAAGTCACCCTGAGTGAGATTACTTCGGCGGAGCCGCTGGGCCCGGGGAACATCAAACCCCGCGTACAGACATCCGAAGGCACGCGAGAGGTCAAGCCGGTCAAGTACAATGATTCTCTGCTGTTTGCGCTCCGGTCAGGCCGAACGCTTCGCGAGCTTCGATTCACGTTCGAGTCTGACGGGTTCGCGACAACGGACCTGTCCGTTTTGGGTGGGCACATTCTAGGCCCGGGCATTCGTCAGATGGCTTTCGCAAAAGAGCCGCATTCGATCCTGTGGGCCACAAAAGAGACGGGCGGGCTGATTGGCTTCACCTTCAACCGAGAGCAGGACGTAATCGGATTCCATCGGCACACCTTGGCGCCGAGCAAGGAATATCCAATCACTGGCAGACAACCGGCTTACGTCGAGTCTGTGAGCACGATCCCATCGGCCCTAGGCGGGCATGATGAACTATGGATGGTTGTGCAAAGATTCGTCGATGGCGCATTTGTTCGATATGTCGAGTACATGGAAAACGACTATATCGAAAGTGACGAAGGGCACAGGTATTCTTACATTCCGTCTCAAGCCTATTTTGTAGACTGCGGCATCGTGTATACGCCACCGCCAGGTCCGGGGACGGCCACCATTACGGGGCTGGATCACTTGGAAGGGGAGACGGTCGCGGTACTCAACTCGGGAACTGTCGAGCCCACAAAAGTTGTCTCCGGCGGGGCGATCACGCTGGAGAGCATCCCAAGCGGGCAAGTTGCTATCGGGCTTCCGTACACGTCTAGGCTGATCCCGATGCGCCCCGAAGGGGGCAGCCCGCTTGGGACTTCTCAGGGACAGACCAAGCGGATCATAGGCGTCAGGCTCCGCCTACTGTCGTCCTTCGGCGGGCAGATTGGCGTTGAAGGCGGGACGATGGAAGATATCCGATACCCGGAGACCTACACCTATGCCCCGGGCGGGGCGTCGTTCTATACTGGCGATACTGACATTGTCCCGTGGCCGGAAGGCTGGGAAACGGATGCCTATATGCTGATCGAACAGTCTGATCCGCTGCCGTTGACGGTTGCCGGGATCATGCCTGAAATCGAAGTGTCTACATGAATGGTCAGACTCGGGCAAGGGCAGGAAGGATATACGACGCTCGGCGGGACTTACGGCGAGGACGGGGACACGTCGGCGCGGGCCTTGACGTACCACGCGAGGCGGAAGGGATTGGAGCGGGTGAGGCAAGCGCAGGTCCGGACGCCGGACGGCCCGGGGAATCGCCGGGAGAATGCCGGAGGGGGTCCCGGAGGGCGCCGCTAGAAATTGTCCCTTTCCGGAGGGAGCACCTGTTTCAGATCGAGTTGCAGGGCGCACAGGCGAGCCTGTCCGAGAAACAGAATCTTGAATATGCTGTCGCCTTGGAACAAAGTGGCGCGTATACTGGCCTTGTCGATGGGCGCCCTATCATTTGCGCCGGGCTGGTCGAACAGTGGGAAGGAAGGGCCTTGGCATGGGCGCTGCTCTCCAATGACGCGGGGCCTTGGATGCTGGACATTACGCGGGCTTGCAAGCGCATGTTTCAGTTGTCCGGATATCGAAGGATAGAGGCGCATGTAGACGCGGAATTTCAGCAAGCGGTCCGATGGGCGTTGATGTTGGGGTTTGAGGTCGAATCCAAAATGCAGGCGTTTACCCCTGAAGGGAGAGACGCATTCATGTTTACGAGGCTCCGCTAATGGCCGCCGCTCCGATTGCTGTTTTCATGAAGTTTGCCACCGCCGCGATGACGGTGTATCAGGCGTATTCGGCATACCAAGGCGGGCGCATGCAGGAGGCGAACTATCGTGCGCAGCAGCAGTCTGCCAACTACAACGCGACTATTCAGGAACAGAATGCTGCGCTTGCGCGTCAGCAGGCAAACGCTCGGGAAGAAGCGCAGCGGAGAGCTTCGCGCCAGATGCAAGGCGAACAACGCGCCGCGTTGTCGCAGGCGGGCATGGGCTTGGGCGGTTCTTTCGGAAAGATTTTGGCGCAAGACGCTGCGGCGATGGAATTGGACGCCCTGAATATCCGATATGAGGGTGACTTGCAGGCGCGCGGCTTGCTGGCCGGCGCCGAGATGAGCCGATGGGAAGGGCAGGTTGCGGGCGTTAACGCAAGGTCTGCCAGACGTGCGGGCACTTGGGATGCTGCAACGTCACTACTTTCCGGCGCGACGCAGGCTTATGGAGGCTGGAGAAAAGTCAAGAAGGGAGGTTACACCAAATGATCCCGAAGATCGGCCGATACCGTCAGCAAACTTCACCGGGCGGCCTTGTCAATGTGCAGGCCGGGAATGCGCAACTCGATACGTCTGAAATTGCCGCGCGCATGCGGTTTACTGGCGCGGTGCAACAGGCGTCCGCGTTTGTTGACCGCATTAACGAAGAAGAAGAGGAGGAAGCCCGGAGGGAAGAGGAGGAGAACGCGCGCATCTGGACGATGCAGGCCGTATCCAACGCGGCCTTGGTCGAAGATGAGCGGTTCGACAGGCTCAGGACTGAATCTCAGCCCGGCGCCGCTGGGCTGGAGGAAGCCTATGCGGCGGAATTTGACGAACGGATGCAGACGATTCTATCGCTTGCACCAAGCGATTCCGCAAAAAAGTTCACCAATGAACGGCTGATCGCACTTCGCGGACAGATGATTTCGCGCGCCCGAGATTATTCAAGGGCAGAGCGCCAGAGGTGGCGGGTCGAGACGGTCGGCGATTCGATCAATAACGTTGCGGCTGTTGTAGCCAAAGACTCGTCCCGGGTCCCCGTGCTGCTTGCGGAACAGCGGGCGGTGATTGATGCGATGGACATCGCGCCGGATCAAAAGGCGGCGCTCCGCCAAAACTTGGAACAGCAAGTTTCGAGGGCGGCGGTTCTTGGCGATATCCAGCGCGATCCCATGGGCGCGCTCCGGAGTCTGTCGGCACGGCTTGGTGCGTCGGTCGCGACTGTTGGCGTCGGTGAGTTTTCTGAGGACGACTCTTTCGGACGGATGATTCAGCGTGAGTCCAGAGGACAGCAGTTCGGGAAAGACGGCAAGCCGCTGAAAAGCCCGGTTGGCGCAACTGGGATTGCGCAGATCATGCCCGAGACGGGGCCTGTTGCCGCAAGAATGGCCGGCGTCAAGTGGGACCCTGAGCGATTCGAGACCGACCCGGATTACAACTTGGCGCTTGGCCGGGCCTATTATGGGAACATGGTTGAACAGTTCGGCCACCCGATTGTCGCTGCCGCCGCGTACAACGCGGGGCCGGGCATGGTGCAAGACTGGATTAATGGGACGAACAAGACAGGCAAGAATCCGTCTGGCCGAAAGCTTGGAAACCCTGCGACCGGGGAAGTAGACATAGAGGACTGGATTAACGCGATCCCTTTCAAGGAAACGCGAGAATATGCCGAGTTTGTCGCGGGCGGGCGCTCGCCGAAGAAAGTAACTTCTGAATCCCCGCAAGGCGTTGCAGTTGGGAGCGTTGCCTATGACCTTTTGAGCGTGCAAGAGGTTGTTTCCTTGATCGGCATGGCAGAGTCGGAGGCAAACAAGAAGAAGGCCGAGGCGCATAGCTATGTCGCTTCGCGAGAGTCTGACGACCTCGCGGCCTACATGGATGGCAAACAGCCGGCTGAACCGCTGACAAAGCAAGAGTTTCAGGCGGCTTTCGGCAAGGATTGGCTGTCTCGGTGGGAGCGGTATCAGTCGGCGGCAAGCTACAGCCGAGAAATGTCGGGCTTTCAAAACAAGTCGAATGCGGAGATTGTTTCTGTTCTCCAGAGAAAAGAGCCGGAGCCCGGCCCCGGGTATGCAGACCGCAGGCGTCAATATGACGCGATGCGTCAAGCTGCCACGGCAGTTCTTGAAGTTCGGAGCAAAGACCCCGTGCTTGCGTCGATCTCTGCCGGCACAGCGAAACCGCTTGATTTCACGGATCAGGATGGATTGGCCGAAGGGCTCAGGGCTCGGGTAGGGCTGGCGCAGTACAATACGCAAAAGATCGGAACGCCGTTTCGGATGCTTAGCAATTCCGAGGCGCAGCAGTTGGGCGCAATCTTCCGTTCCGGGACTGCGGCCGAGCGAGGCCAACTGATAAAGACCATTCGCGCCAATGTGTCGGACCCGATGGCATATCAATCCCTGATGGGGACAGTCGCGCCCAACTCCCCTGTTACCGCCTTGGCGGGCTCTCTCATGGCGATCCCGCAGGGCGAGCCCGTTGCAGAACGAATGCTTGCCGGCGAGGACCTGTTGAAGCCGTCTGGAGGATTTGGCAAGGTCAAACTTCCCGAGGCCGAACTGAGGAGCCTATGGGCCACCTATACCGGAACGGCTTATGCGGGCTTCCCGAAAGCGGGCGATGTCGCCTACCAATCGTTCCGCGCCTACACCGTTGCGCGCCTTGCGGAAACAGGCGTCAGGCCGGATGAATGGTCCAGAGAGCTGGAGGACATCGCAGACGAAGCGGCGGCAGCCGTGACCGGCGGCGTTGTCGAACTGAACGATTCTCAGATCGTTCTGCCTTACGGGGTGGAAGAGGATCGTGCAGTCAATGCGCTAGAGGCCGCATGGTCCAAAGTGACGCGAGTTCCTTTTGACAGTATCGGGCTCCAGACGCGCGGGGACGGGCTTTACATGGTCACCGCGGGGGCCGGCCCTTTCCGGATGAATGCGCAGCCGACCGGGCAAAAACGGATTGGCTCGGAGAGTTACAATATTCTGTCAAGCGGGCCCGTTGATGTTTTGCAGTCGCGAGACGGTGCAATCTATTTGCAGTATCGTCGAGACTATGGGATGCAGTTCTATCAAATTCCGGCGCCTGAAATGACTGACGACATTCCGGCAGCGCCTCCCGCGAGGCCCCTGTGAGTTTCCTTTACGTCCTCCCGCAAGAAGAGCGTCAGGCGGCACAGACTGCTGCCAGAATGCCATCCGATCCGGAGGGGCTGGAGCCGGGCTTTTTTGAAGGCCTGCCCGGCGCGTACTCGTCTGCGGTGCAGCGGGTTACAGCGGTTACGGCCAAGGGGATTATTGAGGGCGAGAGCGCGGCGCGGCGGCTGGTCGATTCCGCGTTCGGGACGAACTTCGCCGACTCCATGGAGGTCATGCGGGAGCGCGCCCGGCAGAATGTCGCGAGGACTTCGCCCGATCCGTACACGACTGGCACTCTCGGGAACATCCTGTATGGGCTGATTGGAACGGGCCTTCCCGCCGCAGTAGGCGCGGCCTACGGCGGCCCCGGGGGCGCGGCACTGGCGACGGGCGGCGCGGTTGGTGTGGGCACCTATGCAGACCTCCGGGCGCAAGGTGTAGACCCCGGCACGGCGCAGCAGGGCGCGACGCTGGACGCGATACTGGCTGCCGGCGGCGTCTTTGCCCCCGCGGCAATTGGCGGCCGTGTAACGCTGTCCACGCTCGTTTACGGACCCGGAATCAATGTGGCGCAAGACTTGGCCGCGACGCAGGGCATCGCGGAGCTTTTGGAGTCGCAGGGATATCAAGAGCTATCGGAGCATTATCGCCAGATTAACGGGGAAATGCTGGTGGCTAGCGCCCTCCTTGGGGCGGGGTTCGGCTACCTTGGCGCGCGCGACGCAGCCATGACCGCGGTCGCGAGGAAGCATGTCGAGCTGGATACTGCGCCCGGGATTCCTGCGAACCACGCCGCGCTTCAAGAGCATGTCCGCAACTTGGCAACCGCGGAAGAAGCTTTATTGACGGGGCAGCCTGTCCGGGTCGAGTCGAGAGGCGTTTACATCGAGCGCCCCCCGATAGAGGGGGATACGGTGCTGTCCGCGCTTCGGGAGAGCGGTTATCCGGAATTGCTTGGAGATATTCGCGCGCTGGAGTTGGAGCTTTCCGCCCGTGGCCGCGCTGTCGAAGATGAAGGCATCCTCCCGCGGGCCGAGCGTCGAGCGGACGCCGCAGAAATTGAGCGACTGAAAACCTTGCGGGCAGAATGGCAGGCCGGGAAGCTTGACCCCGCGGGGTATGATGAACTCCAAACACTGGAGACCCGAGACCGTCTTTCTGCAAAGGTGGGCGGGCGCAGAATCCAAGGGGTTCAGAATCTTGAGGCGTATGTTGAAGCGGAGGCCCGCGGGGAATTGCTCCCTGTTCGCGGCTTTGCGGATGCGGACAACTTCAAGGCGGTCAACGATGAGCTTGGGCATTCTGCCGGCGATCAGGCAATCGTGACGTTGGCCCGGGTGTTCTCGGAAGAACTTGGAGAAGGCCGGGTATTCCATCGGAGCGGGGATGAGTTCCTGTTCCATGCCCGGACCCCGGAGGAGTTGGACGCCGCAATGTCTCGGGCAAGAGCGAGACTTGAGCGGGCCGAGCTGGTCGGATATCGTCCGGATGGGGCGACCGTTTCCCGGAAGGGTTTGCGTTTCAGTTATGGCAAGGGTGAAACCGTAGAGGCCGCAGAAAATGCCCAAACAGCAGACAAAGCCGCAAGAAAAGCCGCAGGGCTCCGCACCGACCGAGCTGAACCGACTTCCGAGCCTGTCCGAAGCCGTGAAGGAATGGGCGATGAAGGGGCCGCTCGTGAGGTTGGAGCTTCGCGTCCCGCCGAAATCGTAGACGAGACCGGCCGCGCCGTCTCAGCGGATGAAATCCTCGCCCAAGGCGATCAGGCCGTTTCAAAAGCCCGTCAAGATTCAGCCGGGTTTGATGCGGCGATCAATTGCTTCCTTAGGAATGGCGCATGAGAGCGGAATGTATCCAAGCGGTTGAATCCGCGGTTGGCCGGGCGATCACTGTATCGGAGGCCCGCGGGATTGAGCAGCGCATCCGCGACGCGATGGCCATGATCGCCAAGGAAGACCCGCAGACGTGGCACGCCATGCCGGAAGCGGATCGCCTCAAGATGGCGGCGAAGCGCGCTGCTGAAGAATTGATTGCGGAAGCTGCGAAGAAAAAACAGCGTCTGCAATTGATGGTTCAGGCACATGATGGAATCGAAGCCTACATTGCCGACCGGTCCGCGAAGAATCGCGAGCTAGCTACCGATACCTTCTCGCGTCTGATTGCCGCTCGAACCGACTCCAGAAACGGGGTTATCTCTGCGGAGGATTCCGCAAAAGGAATCAATGCCGTTGCTCTCGGCCGGCTGACGGACGCATTTGATGCGGCGAGTCCGCGACTTCTTGGGTTGCTTGCGGATCGAACCGCTGAATCCGAGCTGGTGCGCGCGCTTCACGGGGACAAGAACGCCCGCCCCGAGATTGCCAAAGCGGTACAGGCTTGGGTGGAAGTGACGGATTCCCTGCGGGAGCGTTACAACGCGGCCGGCGGCACCATCGGAAAGATGGACAATTGGGGCATGCCGCATTCGTGGGATCAGGCGCTAGCGTCCAGCCTTGGCAAACAGCAGTTTGTGGATGATCTTTTCTCGCTAGTGGATCGCTCGCGTTACGTGCACGAAGATGGCCGCCTGTATTCCGATGATGAGATGAAAGCGTTTCTCGCGGAAGCGTGGACGACGATTGTCAAGAACCGTGCGAACAAGCCGATTGCGAAGGGCTCCGGCGTCAAGGCGAACCGTCATTCCCAGCACAGGCAATTGCACTTCCGAGATGCGGAGGCGACGCTACAGGCTCTAGAGAAATACTCCGGGAAGAGTGTTTTAGAAGCGATGGTTGGTCATGTCCGCCAGCTTTCCCGCGACATTGCGATCATCGAGACATTCGGTCCAAACGCGGATCATACGGTGTCTTTCTTTCTTGACAAGATTCGCCGAGAGTTGACCAAGGCGTCGCCTGAAAAAGAGGAGGCTGTAAATAAGTCGATCCGTTATATCGAACACCTTTATGACAACGTCGCCGGGAACGTCTCTCCTCCGCCGAACAGAAAGCTAGCCGATGCATTCGGAATTGTACGTTCCGTGATTACCGGCTCTCGGCTTGGGTCGGCCGCGATCACGTCGATTTCCGATGAGGGGACACTTTATCTGACTGCCGCGGTCAATAATATCCCGGCACACAAAGTATTTCTGAATGAGATTGCGGCGCTGAACCCAGCGGATCAGGTTGAAAAGAACCTAGCCCGCCGAGCTGGATTGCTTGCGCACACCATGACCAATGAGTTGGACCGGTTCGGCACGGAGACGATGGGGTCGGATATCCCCGCAAAGATCACCTCTGCGGTTATGCGTGCGTCTGGATTGAACGCGATTACCGAGGTTCGCCGTCGCGCCTTCTCTGTCGCGATGATGGACACCATCGGCTCATTGACCCGCCGCGTGAAGTCTGTTGACGACTTGGACCCGGCCGATTGGAGAATCCTCCGAGACAAGGGAATCACTCAGGAGGAGTGGGATATCTGGCGCGCGGCCGAGCTGGATAAAGGCAGGGGCGATGATACGATTCTGACGCCGGAATCGATCTACAGGCTTGACGGCGTTGACCCAATCGCCAAAGAGAAAGCAGCAACAAAGCTGCTTTCCGTCGTCCTGTCCGAGCAAGACATTGCGGTGATTGAGCCGGGCGCTCGCGAAAGAACACTTATGCAGGCTGGCGCGGAGCGGGGCACATGGAAGGGTGAGCTTGTCCGTTCGTTCTTTCAATTCAAGTCGTTCCCCATTGCGATGATGTATCGCCACTGGGGAAGGGCGCTCAAGATGTATGACAGAATGCCGCAAAAGGTCGGCTATCTGACCGCGCTTATTGGCATGCAGACTGCATTAGGCGCGCTGGCGATGCAAACGAATGAAGTCCTTTCAGGCAAGAACCCGCGCAACATGAATCCGATGGAGGAATTCGGCGCGAGGAATTGGCTAGCCGCCCTGCTGAAAGGCGGCTCGCTCGGCCTTTATGGTGACTTCCTCTTTGCCGAAGCCTCGCGCTATGGGCAGACCTTCTTAGGGGCTGTCGGCGGGCCGATGGTGGGACTTGTGGAGGATTCCTACAAGCTGACGATGGGCAACATTCAGCAGTCGATGCGGGGCGAGGAAGCGGACGCCGGGGCAGAGTTTGTCCGGTTTATCCGGTCGAATACTCCCGGCTCTTCTTTGTGGTACACCAAGGCCGCTGTTGATCGGATGACCACACACCAGCTTATGGAGTACATGAATCCGGGGTACTTGCAGAGGATGCAGCGCAAGGCTTACCGAGACCGCGGGGAAACTTACTGGTGGGAGCCCGGCCAGCCGATTCCCGATCAGGCGCCGGAGTTCGAGACAGCTATCGGTGATTAAAGCATACTCCAGTCAATCAATGTTTCCTGCTGAAACCAACGCAGGACGATCCAGAAATAAGGATCGTCCTTAACGTGGTGACTGTCGATGTAGCGATTGATTGCCGCAGCTAATGAGGCATGCCATTCCAAGCCGTCAACGTATTTCATCCCGTAAAGTCGCTCTTGCCGCCCGGGCGGTTCATGGCAATAAGACTCCCGCATTGCGATCCAGTTTTCGACGAACGCATAGCGACCGGTCGGAATTAGTGCCGCCCAATCGCCCCAGCCCAATCGGCACGGCTCATAAGGCCCAGCGAAATGCAATGCTCTTTTTATGGCCGACTTCGCTTCCTTGATTAGTCTCTCGCTCACTTGTCCAGCCCCAGCGACACAAGCGCCTCATTAAACGCCTTTTTCATCTGATCCACATGGAACGGATCAATGCCGGGCGGGCATACAAGCTGCGGCACGCCGTCTATTTCCGCGACGGCGCATAGCGTTATCATGGTGTTTTGCGGCCACGGGAGCCTGCGCCCTGTTGCCTCTAGGGCCTCAATCGCTTGGTTGTTATCCATTATCTCCGCCTGTTGAAAATAAAGTCGCCCCACTCAAGGCGGGGGCGTTGCCTACAGCGTCACGGCTGGAAAGTACGGGCTAGGCATGCACTAGTGACCGGGCATCTACGATGCAGGAAAATGCCGCCGCTGTTGCCGTGGTTTGGCCTATGTTTTCCGGCCGGCACCTTTATACGGTTTCGATTCCGTCACGGCTTACCGCCAGTTTATGGACTTGGTCGGTCATGCAAGCTGTTCTAGCGGGCGCTTAAGATCGTACAGCGCGCGAAGATGTTTGAACGCCTCCCATGCCTCGGGAATGGGTTGATAGCTATGATGATGAAAATCGCCGCGCTCCTTCCCGAATCTCAGCAAATGCCACCGCTCGAAAGGTTCTCCTGTGCTCTCCAAGTCAAGATGATGATACGCGGCCAACTGGATCAGGTGCTCGGCATATGTGCCGTTCGATGTCTTGAAGTCGATCAGGACTTTCTTTGATCCCTTGCGGCCTATGCCATCCAGCGTGCCGCCATACTTGAACTGTTCTGAAACGTACGCGGCCTCGGACTCGACGACTTCGATTCTGCTATCTTCGCGCCATTCAAGGTAGGCGGCGAACGCGCTCCTGACCTTCTTTGCCGCCTCCTCCGGTATGTCTGGCATAACGAACTCTCGCCCCTTGATATGGCACTCTGCGGCTTCGTGGGCGATGGTCCCGATCTCTGCGGCTGCGTCACGCTCCCCGTAGAGCTCTTTCCCTTCGAGACCCATCCTGTGAGCCCACTTCATGAGCGGGCCTTTGCTCCAGCCTAGGGAAGTTCCGAGGACCGTTGTGGTCCCCGGAATCTTCGTCCCATCGGCGAGTGTATAGCCTTGCTTATGTGTTGGCATGGTCAGAGATACTTGTCATCGTCGCCCCAATACTGCGCGGCTTCTTCAACAACGTGCTGCTCAGATTTTGGCTGGAGCTGGGACGCGATCTTTTCGCGAAGCTTTTTTGGCAGCTTATCGTAAACCGAATCCGGAGATTCAGCGGTAAACAGTATCGTTTCGCTCTCTGGCGGAGGAGGCGCAAGGCCCTTCAAGAGGGGGGATGCGCTAGCAATATCTGCATAGACCTCTCCTCCTCTCTCTGACTCAGATACACTAAGGAGGCATGCCTTGCCGAGAAGTGCGGAAATATCGAATTTCGCAGCTTCTGCATCCGTGAACGCCCTCCCTCGCCACCCTTCGATAAACTTGCGTAACGTGGCTTTTGAGTTCATGGAGGCGGTGAAGTTGCGGCCAATCACCGCTGGGGCATCGATCATTTTCCCGTCTTTTTCGTACTGAACGCGCTCGCTCGGGATTTCAAAGCGAAGATGAATTTTTCGCTTTGGCTCGGGGTATTGAGACGATCCGGGCTGAAGGCCAAGGTCAGCCACGATAACGCAGACCGCCAGATGAGTTCCGGCGGGGACGCGCTTGAAGTCGCCGCTACTACCGCCAACAGGAAGGGTAAGGCTCATTGTGTTCTCCAATTCGGCATTTCGCCATTTGATACCGGGTTCCCGCCCGGCTCGGGCGCGCGCCTTAGCGGGCCTCGCGCGCTAGACCCTAGAACTCGGGGTAAGTATAAGGCCCGTCCGTCTCATATGATGGGATGTCGGGTTCGTTCGGGTCGGTTACGTCGGGGAACATATCAGACGACCACGCGATAATCAGTGGCCACATATTCGTAAGGCTCGACCTCGGGGCATTCCTGCTCATCCCCGTAATAACCGCAGCTCTCGGTCTCTTGGCTTTCCGTGAGCGGGCGGCGGATGTGCGTCATGTAAAGCTTTCCATCAAGCTCAAAAACGACGCGGCGCACGGATTCCCAGCGCCGGGCTTCGATGTACTTTTCTTCGATGATCTTGGCGTTTTTGAGCGAGCCGATTTCATGCTCGCCGCAACCATTGAAAAGCTCGACGAGTTCAGTTGTCTTGAATTGCATACTTCCTCCAGTTGATTGCGGTTGAAACTCAGGGGATCGGACTCGGGCCGGTGCTGCTATCGACTTCTCCCGGCTTGAATGGGTCGCTGTCACCTGCCGTCAAGCGGCGCGCATCAGCCTGCGCATTCCGAGTCCGATCCCCTCAGTTCAAGACGGGCGCCGGCTTGGGGTCCGGGCGCCCGGTGCCGCATGCTGGTCCGCGATTACGCGGATTCGCGCGTTGCGGCCTATCGCGCGGGGCCGTTACGGTTGCTTTCGACACGTCCTCCTTGTTGACCTTCAAGTCTGCGGCCGGACCGCGACTGAACCGGTGGCATGCCTTAGGAGTGAACTCCCTATCCAGCCGCAGACTTGAAGGTGCTCGCCTAGACAGTCACGGCGGCGAGCGGCCGCCCGTTGTCGTGCGTATCGACTTCGCCAGCCGTCCGGACGCGATGCCTTCCAGCCGACCGGAGCTTCGCAGGCTTGCGCCTCCACTCCGCGGGTGCCCGCACTCACGGCGGCGGGCTGTCGTCTTGCACCTGCACGGAATTTATGCGGGCTCTGCCGGAATGCCGAGAAGATCAAGGGCTTCGTAAAGCAGTTCCTGCGGCGTCGCGTCTGCGAAAAATGAGACGCTGATGGGCTCATCGCCTTCGTAGCGATATGCGCCAACGCGATCATTGTCCACGACCACCCGGATTCTTTCGCCTCGAACATTTGCGGCAACGACCTGCGCCAGTGTCATTTCTCGTTTCATGGGTTCCTCGTTTGCCGTACACCTTGCACGGGTGGGATTCGATCAGACGCGCTTCAACGCAGCGACGCGCGGCCAGTACAGGATCGGCTTGGCCTTCGGGGTTGCGCCGGGGACTTCAACGACATAGCTGACTTCGTTGCGCCGCCACCCCCCGCCCCAGCAGCTTCGGTGGGTTCTTTCTTTATCGTTCATGTAGTTGATCGCAACCCGATCACCAGCCCTGCCGGCCGGGACGACCAGCACAATCGGCCCGCGCTTCGTTTTCGTGGTGCCGGCGCTCGAACTGGTCCACTCGACCACGTCGCCGATCTTGAATTCTTCGCTCATGCTGTCCTCTCTGAATTGGTGCCGGGATTCCGCCCGGGAAGAATCAATTGAACCCTTGGATGAATCTTGTGACTGAATCTCTTGTCGGCCCAGTCATGAGCGTAACCAACCCAAGTTCCGCGCAGATGCCCTCGCCTGAGCTCTTTGTGTCCGGATGCTTCCCGAGGTCTGAAAGCATGGACGCGATGGCACTTGGGAAGTCGCCAGCCTCAACGTACTTCATAGCCCGGTCTTTACACCACTGCAAATGATCTGCTCTGTTCATTTCTGCCCCTTGTTTTGGTGAATTTCAATATACTCGCCTGCGCCGAAAGATCAGCGCCACGGATGAAACGGTGTGTTACGGGAGTTCGACTGTTACGATTGCGGCGATGTGGACGCCACCGGCTGCCTGCCTTGCAGATTGCTCGGAGTCGTGCAGCCCGGTGATCCAATATGGGGCGCTATCCTCGCAGACCGCGATGTAATACGTCCGCAGCGGCGGCATTATGTCGGCGTCGGATAATGCTGCGTGATTATAGGTGCCGTTTTCGTAGTGACCGCGAGTTATGCCGTCCGGGTGAAGTGCGATAATTCGGTAGCCTTCCCTCGCCATCGGCACATACGCAACAATCTCCACGTCCTGCCCATCCCGCCGCTTTAACGTCTGCCCGAAGTGTTCCGGGCCGAATTTAAACTCTGTCATTTTCCCTCCCAGCTTGATCGATACCATCGTCCACTAGCTCTACAAGAGAGTAGAACCTTATAAAATTACCTTTGGAGTCAATTTCCAGATTCCGCCCGAAGCTCCCGACCACAACCCCGCCTCTTGGGAAGAAGTGCCCGCGCCCACTCCTGTCTATATCTGAGCCTCTCAGATAGCGTATGCGGTTCCCGATTAGCTTTTTAGCCTTTTCCGCAGTAAGCGGAACCAAGTTTTCCCCATTCAGTAGTTTGCATTTACTTGCAGTCACTTCGCACTCCCGCCGGCCATGTGCTCAGAATACGCCGATCCGCCCCGACTTCAACACCACTAGAAGAACGCATTGTCCTATCGGCGGAACGCTGCAACTCACTGATTCCGCTACAATCCGACCATGCGGAAACTACGAATTCCTCCGGCATGGCTTGATATGCACCCCGGAGACCTGAACCCACACCAAGGCCCGGAGTCTAAGCTGTTGAAGCTGATCGAACGGGCGTCTGAACTCGGAATCCGGATGGAGCGCGCGCCGGAGTTCGACCACGAAACCGCGCTGTATGTAAGGAGATTGCCCGATGAAATACCCCTATGACCAGCTAGACCGCCCCGGCGCTTTCGCCATGGTACGCACGCCCCGCGTCCTCGCCAGCGTCCGCGAAGCTGCGCGGCAATACGGCAAGCGTCACGGCATGAAAATCGAAGTGACGCGCGAGGATGAGCCGCCGGAAGTTCGTAAGGAGCTTGGAATCCATTACAGAATGGAGCGTGCGGAATGAAGCCGACCCCAGGTCCAATTGAAGTAAGACTAAGCGGTAAACACGAGTTTTCACTTAATGCCAATAGCGGCGACCCTGAGTTGGGTTATAGAGCATGGGAGTATCTTGCCGTTTTCTATGGGGCAACAGATCATGGATTTGTCGGCATCGAAAAAGCGCGCGATAACGCAACCCTAGCCGCCGACGCATTCAACACCTACACCGCTACCGGCCTGACGCCGAGCGAACTGTCTGCCCAGCGGGATGAGTTGCTGGCGGCGCTGGAGAATTGCGCCGAACGCCTTGGCATCCATATGAAGCATTCCGAAGACCTTATCGTTCACATGCAAGCATGCAAAGCAATCACCAACGCAGCCAAGGGGAAGAAATGAAAATCTATGTGATTAACTTTGCATTAACGTCAGGAATCATGTGTGTGGACGCCGAGCCATGCAGTGACATTTCTCCTGAGTTGATGCAATACGGCAGGCATGGATTTGCTCACAAATACGGCAGGGATTGGGTAAAAACGAGGGAAGAGGCTATTTCAGCCGCTGAAAAGATGAGAGACAAGAAAATAGCATCGCTCGAAAAGCAGATTGAAAAACTCCGCGCAATGACTTTCGAGGTGGAAGAATGAACCGCTATCCATGGCCGAAAGAGATCGGCGAAGTGTCTGAATTCACCAGCTACAAGAAGCTGTCCTCGGTGCGGTCTGCCGCGGGGATGCATGCATTGTCGCAAGAAAGAAAGACCGGCGTCCGGCCGCGATATAGGGTCGAACTGCTGCCGACGAATGAGCCGCCGTACTGGACATACAAAGTGGAGCGCATCGCATGAAACCTGATTGGAAAGACGCTCCGCCGTGGGCTAACTGGCTAGCGATGGATGATGGCGGGACGTGGTTTTGGTACGAGCTTGAGCCAGCGTGGAGCTACTCGTCTGGCGAGTGGTTTCGTAGAGAGTCAAGGGGGCGCTTCAAGGAAGCTGGTGGATCGCAAGCCGACTCCACCCTAGAGGCCCGCCCGCATGACCCCGCTTGACCGCTTCCGCCAGTGCCGAGACCTTGCGCTACACGGCCCGCCTCACACCCGGGAATCCCTCCGCGAGTATCGCATCCTGATCGCTCGGGAGTACGCGCGGAGGGAAGCGCGGCTTGCGCGGCAGATGCCTTTGGGTGTATAGTGTGCCTGCGCAATGGCGCCCGGTGTTGCAACCGGTGAAATAGACGTGCGGTTGTATCTCCAAAGGAAGGCGGGCTGTCGCCCTAACAAGGCCACCAGTGCCGCCGCCGTCGGGATTGCAACCGATAGCCCGCCCCCCTTTGGAGATACCTGTGGACTGGAGTAAATACCTTGATCGCGCTAAGGCGATAGCCCACGAAGCCCACGCCGGGCAGGCCGACAAGGCCGGCGAACCCTACATTAACCACGTTGCGCGCGTCGCCGCGGCCGTTTCAGACGACCCGCTGGCGGAGTGTGTCGCTTGGCTGCATGATGTACAGGAGGACTCCCCGGACGTTTGGGAGTCAATTGCCTACACCCTCCCCTACGACATAACGGGCCCGGTCAATTGGCTTACCCGAGTCCGCGGCGAGCGGGCGGATAACTACTACCGGCAAATCTCACAACGGCCGGTCTGCTTTCGAGTTAAGCTTGCCGACATCGCCGACAACAGCGACCCCGAACGTCTCGCCAAGCTGGACACCAAGACGGCCGATAGGCTCCGCAGGAAGTACGCTAAAGCCTTGCGGCTGTTGGGGGGCTGATGCACTACTATCAGCACCATATCGGCGACTTCCTGCGCGACGCGGGGAGTCTGCCGAATGAGGCCCTAGGGGCTTACATGCGTTTGCTCTGGCGCTACTACGCCGACGAGTCCCCGATTCAGGGGGAGCCCGAAGATATCGCGTTCGACCTGTCTACGAGTCCGGAAACGGTCCGCCAACTGCTGCGCCGGTATTTCTGCCAGACGGCCGAAGGCTGGCGACATAGCCGGTGCGACCGCGAAATCGAGCAGTACAGGCGAAAGGCCGACAAGGCATCCGCAAGTGCGAAGGCACGATGGGCAAATGCGAACGCAATGCGAACGCATAGCGAACGCAATGCGAACGAAACGGTTTCCGATGCTAACCAAGAACCAATAACCAATAACCAAGAAAGAGCAAAAGATATAGATTCTTCTACCGAAGAATCTTCGCCGGCTGAAGCCGGCCCTAGCCGGGTCATCGCGGAGGCTTATCACGCGATCATGTGCCCAACCCGTGAAAGCGGCTGTGAGCGTGTGAGGGCTTGGACACCGAAGCGGCTGGCGAAGCTTCGGGCTGCGGATAAGCTGGCGGCCAGTCTGTGCAGGGCCCAAGGCTGGGACTATGGGGGCCGGAAGGCTGAATTCTGGTCGGCCTACTTCGAGCAATGCCGCAAGGACCCGTGGTTACGGGGCGACGTGGCGAACCCGAAGAACGCGGGGTGGAAGCAAAACATATGGGTCTTGGTTGACGAAAAGCGGTTCGGCCAGATCATGGACCAAGCATTGGCGGCGATGGAGGATGGCGAGTGAACAGAATTGAAGTTATTGGCAATGCGACCCTGTATCTCGGCGACTGCCGAGAAATTCTGCCGACGCTTCCGAAGGTCGATGCGGTGATTACCGATCCGCCGTATGGGATTGGCGCCAACAAGCAAACGCTTGGGAAGGGGAGGAAGGAATTTGACCGTGGCGGAGACTGGGATGACGAGGCGCCCGACATTCGCGGACTGCTTGCGATTGCGCCGCTGCTCTGCGTGTGGGGCGGTAATTACTTCGCCGATCAACTGCCGGTGTCGAATGACTGGCTTGTGTGGCACAAGCTGAATGACGGGCGCAGCTTTTCGGAGTGCGAGCTGGCATGGTCGAACTTCGGAAAACAGACCCGGCACCTTTCGCATCACTGGTCAGGCGAAGAAAAAGAACACCCAACGCAGAAGCCTTTGCCGGTCATGCTGTGGTGCGTCCAGCAAGCCGGCGACGCGCCGACAATCGAAGATCCATTCATGGGCAGCGGGACGACAGGAGTTGCGTGCATGAAACTCGGCCGGTCCTTCATCGGCATTGAGCGCGAGCCCAAGTATTTCGACATCGCCTGCCGCCGGATCGAGGACGCGCAGCGTCAAGGGAGGCTGATAACATGAATTTCAGCGACGTAGAGCAGCTACGGGTACCGCCGCAATCGATCGATGCGGAACAGGCGGTATTGGGCGGGATCATGCTGGTGCCGGATGCTTTGGACCGTGTCGGCGACCTGCTGACGGACGCGGACTTTTATCGCCGCGATCACCAACTGATCTACCGGGCCATCCGAGAGCTTGCCGAGAGGGGCCGGCCTTACGATGCGGTCACGTTGGGCGAGTGGTTTGAGTCGCACGACCTTGCCGAGTACGTGGCGGGCGGCGCGTACTTGATCGATCTTGCGAGCAACACGCCGTCGGCTGCGAACATCGAAGCCTATGCGGAGATCGTCCGCGACAAGTCGAAGCTCCGTCAGTTGATCGAAGCCGGCACGGGGATCGTGAATTCCGCGTTTCAGCCGGATGGGCGGGATCCTGCGGAAATTGTCGTGGAAGCCGAGCGCGCGATTGCAGGCGTTGCGGATTCCGGCGGCGGCGCGAAGATTCAGCGCATCGGCGCGGGGCTTGGCGCTTGGCTTGAGGTTTTGCAGTCGAGGTACGAGAGCCGCCAGAAAATCACGGGAATCCCGACGCCGTACAACGGGCTTAACGATGTTACTTTCGGACTCCAGCCTGCGACCCTGTATTTTTTCGGAGCCCGCCCTAGCATGGGCAAGAGCGTAGTGTCTTGCGGTATTTCAGCCGCGGCCGCGTTTCGCGACATCCCAACGGCTTTTTTCTCGCTGGAGGCATCGCAGCAGCGCGTGACGGAGCGAATAGCGGCAAACATTGCCGAGGTCCCATTTCGTTGGCTGCTGAACCCCGGGGCTTGCGATGCCTCCGAAGATGATGAGGCCCTGTATTGGGACAGGCTGGGGCGCGCAGTCAAACAGATCAAGGCGGCGCCGTTGTTTGTCGAGGACCGCGCGGCGATTACGTGCAAACAGTTCGAGGCGCGAGCGCGTAAGCTGATACGAAAGGAGGGCGTGAGGCTAATCGTCGTGGATCATGTCCATGACTTCAAGGTCAATTCAGACCGCGCGCGGTTCGAGTATGGCGAGATTGTGCAGACAGGCAAAACAATCGCAAAGGAATTCGGC